CCAAGTGTTCATAAAGCCAGGCTTGGCAGTAGGACCAACTTTAATGTTTTCAATGATAGCCAAACGAGTGCCGGCGCCGCTGGTGTAACGAATTTCAGTGCCAATTGCGAGTTCCATTTAGTGCTCCTGTTTTGTTACGCTATGTATCTATTATAACCGAAAAGTGGATAACCCGTCAACCTTTAGGGTTACTGTAGTACTTAAGTACTACAGTAACACTTGAGTATTACACTTCCAGATTAAACTGAGTGCGGAGCACTTCCTTGCAGGCTTCGGCAGTGCGTTTGGTGACAACAACCTTGCCGCCATAGAAACCCACAAACAGGTTACGATGCTCGACAAATTTAACTTCACCGTCTGCACCAGTATGCTTCTGGCGAGTAGGAGCCTTTGCAACGGCTTTCTTAGCAGGTGCCTTTTTAGCAGGTGCCTTAGGAAAGTCAACAGGGTTCTTGGTGTTAGACACATGAGGAACCACCGCAGGCTCGTTCTTGAAGCCGTGCTTTTTGTCGTACTTGGCAATTTCTGCAGGGCTCTTACCCCAAGTAGCAATCAGACGCTGAACTTCGACGCCGGGCAGTTGATGCCAGTTAATAACTTTGTCAGTCCAATTTTTCATTTGCAACTCCGTTTGCGTTTAACATGCCATAATTATATGCAAAAACGGATAACCCGTCAACCTCTAGGGTTTTTGTTGTTTTTATACAACAAAAAAGGGCCCTAGAGGCCCTTTGTGGTAAAGTAATACTTGAGTATTACTTTTTGCTGTTTGCTCCTGCGTTAACAAAAGCATACATTTTTTCAGCAGTTTCTAGGACCTTGTCGAGGCCAGGAAACTCAGGCATGTTGACCTTGCTGACGATTTGGTTAGTCTTTGGGTCGCGCTCGGCAGTCATTTCCCAACCGGCAAACTTGACTTGAAAATCTTGAGCAACTAGATCCTTGGCCATGGCCAGGATATCTGTACGGATTTCATAACCGTTTTTGTTGAATTTAACTTCGGGTAGTTTTGGTGATAGCATATCAGACATGATTTTCTCCTTATGTGTGTTAGTCTGTGTTTTTGGTGCTGGTTCTTGGGAACCAGCGGCTTCCTGAACCGTCGGCGCAGTACTTGACAATCTCTAGTGCATTATCCACTAGCATGTTGGCAAATTCTTGTTGTGAGTTAATGTAATTGTTGGCCAATGTCTTGACTGTAGGATCAGTTACAAACTGATTTACAAAAGATCTCTTGGCGTCTTGAACTGTGCTGATTAGCGAATAAGGTGTGCAAAACATACGGTCTCCTTGTGTGTGTATATGTTAATTTATTTATGTTTGAAAATCAATGCTTTTGGTAAAGTTTCATTGCCTGTTCAACTTTACCTGCACGAGTGAGGGCGGCCGCGGCGCGAGCTTGAGCCATTGCTTCAAAAAATGATAGAATGGATTTTAGTACAGTTTTCATAGGTATCCCTTTGCTTGGTTTTGTTCGAACTGTCGTTGTAGGTGTTCTAGTTGTGCTGGATTGTCGATGTGGAATCGACTTAGATACTGCTCTAGCGCACTTTGATAGTTCTGCGCCGGGAACATTTCGGCTAGCCTTTCAAGTATGGCTAGCATTTGGTCAGATAATTTTCTCATTGTGTGATCTCCTGTGTGTGTAGAATCTCATGGTTTCTACTAATAGTATTTACCATGAGTATTGTTAAAGTTTAGTTAAACTTTTGTACATTATCTAGATAGCACTGGAGATCGTTTCCGTAGAGTGTAAGAGTTAGACTGGTGCGCTCGTCAAAAATGATAATCTTTTTAACACCGGGTATATAGTAGGGGTACTCTAGAATTTTCTCTAATTGCAGGAGTGTTTTAGGCAGTATTGCGGAGGATAAATCGTGCGAAAAGTAGCGAATCTTTGCCTGTGCTGTAGCAAAATTAGCACCTGACTTGCTAAGACGCATACTGCTAGTGTTCAAGGGATTAAACCACCAGATTTTTCTAAATTGCTCCATAGTAAAGCCGTCGCTGGGACGGCCTGATACTTCAACAAATTTTCGAGTCCATTCTAATTGATCTAGAGGACTGGTCTTGCTCATTACGACACCGGGAATATAGTAGATCCTTGATTGAGTAGCACAACTGTAAATTTGTCAGTCTTAAATTGAGTATTGAGCTTTTTAGCCAAGCTAATTGCATGACCAGGGTTACTAAAACTAACCTTTCGATATTTAGGACCAGGATAGCTGACCAAGATGTTTTGTGTTTTTAAGTTAACTGGTTTGCCGTCGTAGTAGACAGCCCAAATACCTTCGCTAGCAAGAACTTGGTCGCATTTATATGTAGTCTTATTAAGACTTTCTAAAATAACCGTTGGCTTTGGTCTACTCATCTCTGTCCTTTGATATCACTTCATGTACTTTTATTTATGCGTAGTTTATGGTGCGATTTGCTTTAATTGTCGATTTAGGGTATCTTTATCTTTAAACGGACCTATAAATTTGTGTCGGCTTAGAATAATCTTTTTAGGGCAAAAAATACTGATCCAAGTGTCCTCAACACAGATCAAATAGTATCCAGCACAGTAGTAACTTTTGCTTTTTTCTTCTTTGGTGTACAAGGGCAATTTTGATTTAACATCGTATACAGGATTATGGGGTTGAACATCGCAGGGATAATCGTAGACAATGTTCTCCGACTTTGCCTGCCGTGTTTTCTTAGAGACAATCTTAATGTTGTGTTTTGATGTAAGTAGTCGTAAAGAGGCAAACTTTTCCCTAATAGGGCCTTGTACAAGTACAACACCGTCGGGTACCGCCTGTATGGTACCAACTTGATGCCCATCTTCTTCGATAACCCAAAATTTATTCTTGATAACAGGTTTTGCTTCAAACATATTAGTTTCTTTCTAGAGTCATTAGCAATAGCTCGTAGTCGGTTACATGAGCAACAGGTTTAAGCCATCCATTGTTCAGGCATTCTGCAATAATAGATCTATATTCTTTTGGGCAGAGATTGTTAACCTCAAAGCCTGCCCTAGCAGTCAATGTAATGCCGTCGCTGATCCAAAAGTTTGAATCGCCTTGCTTTATTGATTTAATTTTGCTTTCACGGCCAGTAATTTTCATATTAACCTTTAAACTCAGAGCCAAAAATTTCAGCAAATGTTTGTGCCTGCTCGCTGAGCTTACTTAGATCATGACGACCACAGAACTTCAAGAAGTAACTGCCAATCATGCCTTTTTGTTTTGGTACACTATTAATCTTGATTGTTTCTGAGATCTTAGCACGGATTTCTTCGGGCTGTGCTGTGAGATCAATTAGCACACGATTGCGATTATAGTCATCGAGTACCTTGTGTTCGACACCGTTGTGGTCAACCCACTTCTGCAACATCAGGTTATTCCAATTGAACCCCTTGAGTGCACGATCGGCAAATGCTTCTCGTAGACCTACTTTGTTCTTGGTACCTTTTTCGCGGACACCTGGGTATGCACTAAACACATTATCACTGGTATCGCCACGCATACATTTTTCAAACAAGATCCATGCAGGATCGGGTGCAGGCTTAGGTTCCTTGGTTTTCTTGTCAACAACTGGTTGACCCTTGCCGTTAAAGATTCCCTTGAGAGTATGTAGTTCGTCTGTGACGCCGTTGTACTGATTTACATTAGCGGCCAGCAGTTGATGGAAGTCGCTGTCGCTACTGACAATAATATGGCGATCATTGGTGTGTGTTTGAATCCAGCCTGCAATGAGGTCGTCGGCTTCTAGTTCAGGATGTTGCAATACAGTACAGTTAGTTTTATCGCGGAAAAAGTCTTTGAGATGGTCTAGCCCTTCCCAGAACAAACGATCTTCCTCGGCCTCGCTAGGGCTCAATGCGGCACGGGCTTCGGAACGATTGGCCTTATAAGGTTTATAAAAATCTTTGCGCCATGAGCGACCTTCAAGACAGAAGACCACATGGTCGCCTTTTTGGTCACGCCAACATTTATTAATGCTAGCCAGCGTAACATGGATTGCAAAGGCTACTTTTTCCTCGCTAGTACTTGCACGATGTGCAGTATGCCGGGCACGAAAGTAGGTGTTTGTAAGATCAATGAGTAGGTATGTAGTCATGTCATTATGTTAGCACATAATGATTGATAGGTCAACTGAATTCGGTTCGGTCGCCGTCTAATTTTCGGCTACGAGGTTGTCGTAATTCCGGATCTGCCATTTCTTGTTCAAAATTTTCCATAACTACATTACGGCAAACATCTTGGAACCAGCGGTCGACTATGTCTGCATCAGTATCGTTTTTGCCACGCATATAACCAGATTTAACCAACTTGGCAACAAAAAGATCGTTCCAATCTAACTCAAAAGCACCTGCACCGATGTTACTGGGATCTAATTCAACACTGATAATATTAACCCAAGGCTCGCCTTTTTCTGTGGCTAGATCTTTTGCAGATTTTTTTGGTTTGGGTGCCTTAGGCTTTCGTTGCTTAGGTGTTTTGACCTCGGGTATAGCAGGTGTTTCCATTGGCTCAGGCATTCCGTGATTTTCGGGCAATACCGCTTCTTTCTTACCAAATAATTTATCGAATAGTCCCATGTTAATCCTCTACTTCGGTCCAGGTATAGTCACCCAACCATTTTATTTTTGTTATATACTTATATTCGACAGGAGCTGCCGTGGACCAATCATTGGGTCCGTGCATTACCAATCTAGTAATTCCTTTTCTCTCGTCGTAGACCAGCCAGTAAGTTTGTCCGTGATAAGTTTGAAAATCATACTTGGCGGCATGTACCATGTCTGTGATATCTAGTCTTTTTTTAATACCCTCGGCCTGTTTTTGCAAGACCTTTATTAGTTCTAAGATACGATTGTATTCTTGCTCGGCGTGCATACGAGCTACATTAACCATTAGATCTTTTTGTTTTTCTACTGGTATAAGATCAAATTTTGGTCCACTGGCTTCGGTAGCATACTCACTGACATTCCTATTAAAGAACGGCAATAGGACATTACCAACAGTGATGTCGAAGCTGGTTCTGCCCTTGGCGCTGTTCGAGTGATCGGTCATCTTTTTAATTGCCAGATTAGGAACTCGTGTTTTTCTATCCAAAATGTTTCTATAACGGGTTCGCCTGGGCCATGTATGTATCTATCACCTTTGTAGGCTAGCTTACCCCAAAGTGTTTTGTCAGTTAAAAAACATTTATGGGGAAGGATACATAATTTGAGTTCCCAGTGTTGTACTTGACTAAGACCCCAGTTTTCACTCTTTGGGGCCTGTGTTGTGTCGTCTAGGGGCATCATGTGCCCCATTCGTTCTTGAATAGTGGCACTTGTAGTCGATCACTGTACCGCCATCCTTTTCGCATTGCCATTTCTGCCACTGCACGATTGTTAAGGGAATACACGCACTCAACACCACCGACAGGCATAAGATACACAGGACCTGTAAAGCCCGCTGAACGATATTCATTGACAGCCCTTTCTGCATCTGCTAGATCTTCTTCTGTGGCAATAACAAATTTAAGATAGGTATAGCCCACTGATTGATACTGAACTACAACACTGGGTACAATAGCATCTTCCCATGCTTCACCACTGCAAGGCAATTTAGGACTTACACTAAAAGTAAGTTCGCGATCTAGAGAGATGCCTTGATTCTGCCATTGCCCTAGATAAGTTTTAAACTCATTGCCAAGCATTTGAGTACCATTGGTTTCAAAGGTAAGTTCTTTGAGATTTTGCATACTAGGATGATTCAGCAGTTCGGGATAACTGCGTTGCCAACCTAACAATGGTTCGCCGCCGGTGATAACCAAGTGTTCATCTTGCCATTCATTGTGTGGCAATATCTGCATTGTACGCTCTACAATAGCATCTACTGTCAGTAGTGGGCTAAAGTCTTTAAATGAAGGATGCCAACTAGCATAGCTGTCGCAACCTGTACTAACCAAGGGTAGATCCTTGTACTCTTTAAAATAGTGCACTCGATTAACAATGTCATTGAGTTCTTTGGTCTTCTCACCTCTAGGCATACCAAAACCCGAGCAGGTAAAGTTGCAACCAAATGTGCGTAAGAAAACAGAGGGCACACCCATGTAGCGGCCCTCTCCTTGGATACTGTAAAACAGTTCTGCGATTTTAATTTTACTCATTGTCTACCTTGAAAATATTAGACCACTGACGCAACTTTTCTAGTTTAGCATCTTTAGCAGTCATTACATCTTGAACATCTACTAGACCGTGGTCGTGACACAGTTCAATCATTGCTAATAGGTCGCCTAGTTCCTCAGACAAATGCTGTCTATTAGTCTTGGGCTTGCCCGGCTTGTAATTATCTAGACCGAATCTATAACACTTGCTGATAGCCTGCGTTACTTCTGCACACTCCTCTTGTGTAATCAAAAGGATTTCGTTTTCTTTGTTATTCATTTTGATATTATATTAATCTTGAATTAAAAAATCAATGGTTTCTTTTACCATCGAATACACAAACAAAGTATAGCGGACGGTCTGTAGGATTAAACACACGATGGAAAACACCGTCCGGAATTAATACAACATCGCCGTCACGAACATCAAATACTTCTCCATCTAATTCCATTCGGCCTGTTCCGTCTACAAAATAATAGACTTCTTCTTGGCCAGCATGGCTATGACCTCTGGTACTTTGGTTAGGCTTTAAGAAAGTACTGCTGACTACTAGATTCTTTAAAAACTTGTTGTCACGAAGTAGATAAGTTTCGTTATCCTTGACTACTTCGCCTCCTATGTTGCGTATGTTGTATTTTAATTTACTCATGCAAACAGATCCTCATTCCATTCACGATGTCCTTCACGGAAAGCCATGTTAGCCTGTGTTTCACGCACTTCTACACGATAACACCACAGTCTAGCGGCTTCTCCTGGTCCCCACATTTCAGGAATGTAAACACCATTGACATACTTGTAGAGCATATCGCTAAGTCCTTCGCAACCTAACTTAGGTAGGACAACAATTTTGGCCATGTTCTTTTCTTGTAACAGTTTGAATGTTGCCATTTCTGGATCGTCTTGTGCTACAATAAGTGTATGGTCAAACTGGTCTTCTAAGACCTTTTTAAGTTCTTTGAGTCCACCATAGTCAGCGGCCCAATTGCGAACATCTAAGTCGTTGGTGCCAAAGTAAAACTTCATTGAAAAACTGTAACCGTGAATTAAGTTACAGTGACTGTCAGCACGCCATTGACGATATGCACACGGAAATGCATCGTGGTATTCTTTAGTGCTGGTATATTTGTAAGTGACGGGCCCGCGATAAGGAAGATTTTGTTCCAGGTGACGGATTAGTTCTTGTGTTGATGAGTTTGCCATCTCTAGTCTCCTTTGTATAAAGTAGCAAGTTTGATGGCATGCAGAATTTGTATAGCGGGGTGAATGCCAATAGAGACCGCTTAAAGAAATATTTAGCTGAAGTGTTCCTGCACAATATTATGTGCTTCCACATGCTCAGTAAATTTCATAATGAATAATGTTGCTATGTTAGCATCTTCTTCATTAAAATGCAACCTTACACCACCTGTGCCGTCTTTACGATGATGACAATACTTGCCTCTACCGTAGCCAACAAAAGTGGTTTGCTTAGGATTGCCTCGGTAGTCATAGTGTTCTTCTTGAAAACTTTTACCACCGACAGATTGATACCAACTGATCATTTCGTCAGTTAGTTTTGATATTTCTATTACTATTGGTTTACGATTTAGCCAAGGCATTTAGCTGTTCAACAACTTCTTCAAGTGGTTCGCTAACTTCCCATGTGCCGTGAGGCGGACAAAAAATGTAAGTTACATTTTCAATAACCCCGGTGTCGTTAGTAATAAATTTGCTATGTAATGTAGCAATCAAATCTGTGTTAATTGCAATTTTGTTGCCTCGATGTTGCTCGGCAGTATTGGTTAGAGTAATGTACATTTTGATTTAAGTTTTCTGGGCACGACTAGTAAGATATTGTTCGTGCTGTACCCATTGATTTTTTACTAAGAAGCCCCATTCTCTTCTTTGTGGTCCAGGCATAAACAAGGTCCAGCATTCTACACTAGGATCAAGCTCAATGCGATGATAAGAAGTAGCACTACAAATACGGAAATGACCCGGCTTTCTCCATACAGATATTTCTCCAACCTTTTCGCCTAACGAGTTAAACTGTGGTATCCATTCCCAATATCCGCCTTTGAGGATAATGGTAGCATAGGGCCAAGGATGATCATGAACATCGTCGGGGTCGGACCTAAGGAACTTGTGCAGGAAAATATTAAATGGAAACTTTTTACGATCTTTAAGAAACAGGTAATATCTTTCTAGGTATGGTTCGTTGTTAACACGATCCATTACTATGCGTTTACGACCAATTTTTTCAAGATAGTTGAGAAACCATTTCATATTGAATCCTTAGGTAGTCGACTTGACTTTCTTTGCACGAGTTAGACCCTTGGCCTTTACAGCAGGTTTTAGGTTCGATTGCTCATATGCTAGTATAGCTTCTCTCACTTCGAGAAGCAAGGCCTCGTCGTCCCATTCTAATTCAGTTTGTCCGTTTTCGTGGGTAGTTACAGTAAGGTGATTTCCTTTTACTACCTTGGGCCATACTGTATCCTTTTTGATCACAGCCTTTGCTGTTTCTTTTTTAGCCTTTTTAGCGACAGGCTTTTCTTTAAGTAAAGTCATTCTTTGTCTCCTAGAAATTCTTCTCCGGTGTCGACATTGACTAGGCTAATAGGTCCATAGATCCAATGTTCGGTGTCGTCGTTAACCCAACCGTCACCTTCCATTCCTTCGTACCAGTCTTCATCCCAGAGTGCTTGAATACGCTCTTGTTCCTCCTCGGGCATGTCGTCAGGAAAGGTCCATTCGACCCAGGACCCGTCATTCATGTCTTCCATTTCCCAATCGTAGTCGCCAAAGAGAACTTCGTAACCTTCAGGATTTTTCAGATCTATATCAGGTTTATCCTCGCTTTCGCAGGTCCAATTGCCCCAACGGAATCCTTCGTCCTTGGTTACAGTTACACCGTCTTTAACCCAAAATTGACGCTCGACAGCATTCTTTTTATGTTGATTTGAAATTCGCCAGGTAGCCATTTTAATTACTTGATATAGTCGTTGATGTTGTTGGCGATATTCTCGCCCCATTCAAAGTTAACACGCCATGCTTGTTGCCATTCTTCGCTAGGAGGATCTTCGTCAATTAGATCTTGCAAAGAATGGGCAAACCATTGTGCAAAATGATCTGCATCAACTGTTCCGTTGGCTTTAATAACGCTGGGCTTTTCAAAAATTTCTCTGACTAGTTCTGCACTAGTTGTTCCGTCGAAACAGTCGTGCAGTTCCTCGTCCGATAGACTTGTTACATTTTTCATTATCTTATCCTTGTAATAATTAAAGGCCCTGAGACCCAATACTCGGCTGACTCGTGTGTCCAACCATCTTGTTCAAGATTAGTATACATATCTAGATCGATAAGTTTTGTAATACGCTCTTGTTCTTCTGAGCTCATGTCGGCTGGAAATTCCCAAGTGACCCAAGGTCCGCCTTCGCGCTCATCTAGTCGTTCAAGATTCCAGTTATAAGGGGTGCCTTTTGTTAACTCAATGCCACCGGGTACATTCGAGGGCAAATTTGGTTCTTCGGGGCTATCTGACAAAAAACTACAGTAGGCAAATTGTTGTCGCCTGACTAACTTAGAATACCCTTTATACCAATTTTGAATTTCCGTAACCTTATTAGGGTTTTGCGGTTCAACTCTCCAAATAGACATTAATCATCCTTTCTGTTACCAAATAATTGTAGTAGGCTCAAGAACAAATTGATGAAGTCGAGATATAGAGTAAGCGCACCGGTAATCTCAGTGGTAGTATTAGCTTCACCGTCCATTAGATGTTCTCTAATAGTCTGTGTATCGTAGGCAGTTAAGCCTAAGAAAATTAATACAGCAATGGCACTGATAACCATTTGAAATAAACTGCTACCAACAAAGATATTAACGATGCTGGCAATAATGATTGCAATTAAACCTACAAACAAGTACTTACCTAAACTGTCTAGGCTTTGTTTGGTAAAGTAACCATAACCACTCATAACACCAAACAAAATTGCACCTCCCATAAAGGCACTGAAAATACTTGATGCAGTATAAACAACAAAGATAGTGGCAAAGCTCAGGCCCATTAGTGCGGCAAAACCATGTAACATGGATATGGCAATACCCTTAGGGGGATTTGCATTTAAGGCAATACTGACAGCAAAAACTGCTACTAGTGGAGCAAAGATTACTACCCACTTCATAATGCCAGTAAAGAAAAATTCCATCAAATGGTGATTGGTGCCAACAAACATACTAACCAACATACTGGTCAGAACAGCTAAGGCCATGTGTCCATAAACGCGGCCCATGGCGCTGTTAATTTCGCTAGCACTTGTATAAGTTAAAGTAGTCATAATTTAATCTCCTTGATTATCGTGGTGCCCAATCTTGCTGAAGTTTAATATTATCCATAAACTCCTTTTTAACACTTGGGTCGGTTTTGAATGCACCGTGTAGTACAGTGGTTTGTGTAAGACTGCTGTGAGCCATAATGCCTCGATTTTCGCAACAACCGTGTGTGGCTTGGATATACACGCCAACATCCTTGGACCCAGTGGCCTTCATAATTGCATCAGCGATTACTACACAAAGCTCTTCCTGTAGTGTTCCACGACGGGCACACCATTGGGCTATCCTTGTGTATTTACTTAAACCAATAAGTTTTTCTGCGGCAATGATGCCAATATAGGCAACACCACTAACAGGTTGATGGTGATGACTACACATACTGCGTAGTTCACTGCGTACAACCAACATACCTTCGTAGCGGTCTTCGCTGTCATTAGGGAATGCTGTGCAGTCGGGCGGTGTTTCATAGCGCCCTGCCATGATTTCGTTAAAGTACATTTTAGCCAAACGCCGGGCAGTGCCTTTACTGTTAGGGTCAGTTTCTCGATCAATGAGTAGTGTGTCTAGCACTTTTTCAAATGCTTCTGTGGCCTCAACAATCAAGATATCTTTCATATCTTCGTTGACATAATCGCTGATGTTGTCTCCGGCCCAAAACCTTTTTCCGTCGCGTTTCATTTTTGTACGAAGTATGTCTGCAAGATATGCTTCTTTGTAACCGCCGTCGCCGGCCATGGCGTCTAATCCTGTTTCTTTTTTATTTGTCATTTTAGTTTTCTCCGAGTTATAGTCGTGGATGACTATATTTTAAATTGTAATGTATTTAGATTGTAAAGTCAAGGTATTAAGACCCGTGTTTACGCTCCCAGGCCCAAGCGGTAGCAACAATGTTTTCGATATCGCTATTAATAGGGTGCCAGCTAGTATCTTGTTGAAATAGGTCGCTGTTGGCAACTAAGTAATCTGGATCACCGATGCGTCTTGGGCCAACGGTAAAGTTAATCTTTTCTCTTACTGCCCAATTGCAGGCCCAGATAATTTCTTTATTGCTTTTACCTTGTCCGGTACCCAAGTTGTAGGCTCTGAATTCGTTTGCCTCCATGGACTCAGCCAGGCAAACAGATTCAAGGTGTGCTAGTGCAATATCGGTTACATGTAGGTAATCACGAATGCACGAACCATCTGGTGTATTGTAATCGTTGCCGTAAAGGGTAAACATTTCACCACGACGGTATGCACTGAGCACTCTAGGTATCATGTGTGTATCTTCAACAACATGCCCAAGTTTTCCGTCTGCATCGCAACCACAGGCATTAAAGTATCTCAAAGCAATACCTTTAAATCCGTGTGCACGGCAATGGTCCTGTATAATGCGTTCGCAGAACAGTTTGCTTTGACCATAAGGGCTAATGGGATTTTGTAGATCAGTTTCTATCAACTGTCGATTAGAATCAGGAACGCCGTAGGTTGCGGCACTGCTACTAAAAACAATCTTACAGGGCCAGTTTTGTTGGCGTAGCCCCTCCAACATTTGATTGGTCTTGCTGGCATTATTCCAGTAGTAAGTATAAGGATCAGCAATACTAGGACCAACAAGGCTAGTACCCGCACAATGAATTATGGCATCAACTTGATTAATTCTTGCCGCGGCAGCAGCCATATCTGCAAAATCATCTTGGAGCCATTGATCCAAAAAATGTGCGGCCTCGGGTATAGTTGCTTTGTGATCTATACCAATAACATTGTACCCTGCTTCTTTAAAAACTTTGGCGGTGTGGCTACCAATGAAGCCCATGGCTCCAGTAATAATTACTCGTTTTTTCATCTAATTAGTTTAACAGATTGGAATAAAAAAAGCAACCTTGCGGTTGCTCATATTATTGTACCCAACACTCTTGCCGTATTTCGTACATCCCAGTAATAGAGTTAAAAACCTGTTGCGGCCTGGCACAGACTATCTGCTGTCCTGGCTGTAGAACAATTGGAGGATTGCTTTGGTAAACAACAGGCGGCGGGGATGTACTAGGTCTAGTCATTCCATAAACAATAGCACCACTAATAATTGCAGGGACTACCCAATTGTGATGACCACCATGATGGTGGTGATGTCTATGATGACCTCGATGTTGGGCCTGTGCAGGCAGTACCATTGCTAAAAACACAAATCCTATAATGAGATATAATCTTTTCAACATGGTACCGATCCTTTATTAATATTTAGCAGGTGCTGTGTGTTTTCTATAGTCAACACTCATACGCCGCCATTGCTCGCCTTTGCCTTCAAGAATGTCACAAATACGATCAATTGTGCCGTCGGTCCAATCACTGATCTTACCCATGTTCTTATGTGGCTCTTTAAGCAAAGCAATTAGTTTATCAATGGCATCGTTTATACTCCAAGGTACATATAAACGCTCTGCATCATTGGCGAAAGTCTCAGGGAAGCTACGATAAGCAGGATATAGTACATTGCAACCAAGAGCATCAGCTTCCGAAACGGTATTTGATACCCAGTCTTGAAGAGCGCAATTGAACAATACCCTAGTATCATTAAGAAGATGATAATACTCATTTTTTTCTAGATCCTCGTGCACGGTTAGCAGTCCTCGAGCTTGCATGTCTCTAGTGCGTTGCATGTAACTGTCGTTGTTACTTTTGAGCTTGCTACCGCTGAATACTGCAAACTCAACTTTGGGAAGTTCAATTTCGTAGATTCGTTTGGTATTGTCGCGTAGTGTATTGTATGCTTCAATCAGGTCCATGAAAAACTCAGGTTGCTTTTCTTGATCCCAACGAGCCGCAAAGCCTACACGATATGCTCGCTCTTTAAAAGGTTTGATTTGATTTTCAACGCGACCTTGGACTTCGTCTTTGCCAAATGCCAAGCCGCTGATATTATAGATTGGGGCTTCCCAGCCTGCAATCTTCATGTGCATGACCATTTCTTCATTGCTAGCTAGTACGCCGTCTACGAACGAGTCCACCATCTTTTCATAGAGACCCATCCACTTTGACATACCCCATACATGAACAAAATCGTCAGGGTCAATGCTTTGAGCAAGACACCGAACAAAAATGCGAGGGCGCATAGAGGCAGGTACTTGATTAATGATATAAGGTAAGCTCTCGATGCCCGGTTGGAACATGTCTTCAAAATAGACAATATCTTCATTGGTGCACTCTCCTGCTTTCATTATACGCACGAGATTCATAAGTTGGCTCATGCCAAAGTAAGTACGACCGTGTGCATCTAGTACTTGTCCTGTAACAATGGCTTGATCGTTACTTAGTGTCTCTCCTGGTACAATTACATAGTTGATACCTCTGCGCTCAAAGACAGCACGATTCCACTCTTGTAATTGTAGTGTATAGCGGGCTTTATAGGGCTCAAGGCCCATATAAAATAGTTTACGCATTGTGTTTGTTGCCTGTGTAATATTTGTGTCCTTGACGGATCATCCACCCCCAGTTGTCTCGAGGATTCTTTCCGTTTTGCCAACGCTTATAGTCGCCATAGGGACTGTAGTCGTTACCCAGATGTGCCTCGTTAAAAGGGAAACCGTAATCCACACAAAATTGACGGTAACGGTCTAGCTCGTCGAAGATACGAGTAACTTCGGGCTTCATAACGAGATACTTTTTAAAATCTTTGGCCATGTTTAATTCTTCCTTTTAAATGGCTAGTTGTTGATAAGGTCTTGTGGTGTTGTAATAAATTGTAGCACCGTTTTCTCCGTCTTCGCTGACAGTGATTTCGATGTCACGATCGGGATATCGACTAGCAATTTGCTCATAGAGATCGTCGCTAATCATTTCACAACTCTTGTAATTCAATTCGAGTGTACCGCCAGCATAGAGATTTTCTAGCCAACGCTTGAATTGAATAAACTCAATATCCCTGTCGTTGTGAAATACTTCGATCGCCACATTAAAATGAAAGATGTGACGATGTGGAGTTCCTAAAAAGCTAACATCATACTGGTCACCTGTTTTTAGTGCAGGATCAGTTGCCGCCGCTGGATACATGTGGATACCTTCCTTCTGAAAGGTTACAAAAATCATACGCTTTGCATGATGTTTAATTTGCTGTCGTCGTTCAGCAAGTGCTTGGTTTCTTTGTTCCATTATATTTCTCTATCTTCTTCGTAGTAGTGCCAGGGAGTAAAAACTTGTCTGTCTTGTAGTGCGTGAACACTATGACACCAGACGCCGGGGTTAGTAGCACGGAAACCTTTGTCGTCTAGCTTGATTGTAGCATTATAACCTAGCTGTTGTATATAGGGCAGTTTCACCGAAATCATTGGTATAAAGTTATGATATTCAGTAAGTCCGCTTTCTAACAGCCCCTCCGCGCATTCGACTGGGATATCTAATGTACACAAATAATCAAGATCGAGAAAATGCTTAACCATGGATTCCCAAGGACTCCAACCTTGAGAATCATTAATTGATAATTTAGGAAAGCTCATGTTAGCACCAAAATAGATATGTCTTGATCCATTTAGATGTTGAGCGATGTCGTCAACAGACTGCACTCCTACGACAAACAGTGTGCCTAGTCCATGTGCAGGAGTGTGTTCGACTTCAATTCCTGTAAAAAATTGAGTTCCAGATTTAGGATTTCTGTCCATCTGTAAATTCCTTGGTTATGTTTTGTTGATCTTCAACATGATTAATACTGCACCAACGACACCAAACATATTCGGCATCTTTATTCCAATTTGGTTTTCCTACTAATTTGTAGACTCGTCCACTGCGAGTAATACCTTGCATCTTAGTTTCGTCAAATTGTGTAATGGCACTACTGACTCTTCCTTCGCAGTCGGTGATATTATACCCAACAAAGTGTCTAGTAACGCCATCCCAGTAAGGACTCCTTGCTTCAATTATTTGCCATTGTTCGAGTTCAATTTCTGGTGCTTCGTTAATGGGCTTAACTGTCCAAATTGTCATGAAACTTCCTTTTCGAGTTCGTCTAGTCGTTCCTCACTAAATTCTACACTATCTTCATCAGTGCCGTCAACAACTTCGAAAAGATTGTTAAACATAGTGTTAGCGTTCATGGTCTTCTTGCCTTTGAATCCGCGAGTGCCTACAATCTGCATCCAATAAGTACTGTATTGTTCAATTATCGATTCAGCTTCGGTCTTGGTATTTGCCGCAAAGATTCGTTCAACGATGTCTTCGAACAAAACATAATCGCCACCGTCGCGGCGCATCATTGCTGGATGGAAGCCTGCATCAAACTCTCTGTTGGCTCGTTGTACTGCTTCAATATGTGTCCAAACATTATGACCCATTAAGAGTGCGTAACTAAAACTGTCCCACGAAGTCTTGCCTTCTTTACCAATCTTATTCAGGTCTCCGGGTTTGTAGATACAAATATCTTTGATCTGGAGCATACGACTAATTGGACTTTCGTCAAAGTGGTTAACAAATCCATCGTTAACGATTACATCGCTATATTGTCTTGTATCTGTTGAGTACTTTTTATCGTCAACACTGGGACTCATTCGGTAGCACCACTTTTCGTCGTGCGGGAGGTCGATGTGGTGGTAGACCTGGCCGTTCGCAGTAGCAAGAAAAGGACTAGCACAGTCAAAGGAAATAGTAAAAGCAGGATTAACATATTTTCTCACAGCTCGTTGAATGACAGTTAAGAGAACTGCCCACTCTAGTTTACTTGTACCCAAAAAGTGCATCCAATCGTGACGGCCTTCTTGCAACAAGTTATCATAACGCAACGCTACCAATCTTTTTAAGACAAGATGCACATCGCACATGTTCTGTCCACCCATAGCCCAGCCATCAAAATGCGTATCTGGGAATTGGTTAGGATCGCAGTAAACTTTCATAGTCTGATACCACTCTTCGGCACTAGTATGGTTATCGCCTTGCAAGACATTTAAGAAACGAGCACCGCCATTGGCTACCCCTTTGCGATGTTTCATAAAGTATTCGTTATTGAACTTGGTAGCATCTACAGCTTCTTGTAGTGTAGTAATTTGACAGGCTGCACTTGCCTTTTTGTCATGTATGACCCAAGTCGGAATATCAAGGATCATGCCGTAGTCGGCAACACCATCAAGCCAGGCCAACACTTGTTCGCGTTTCTTTTGTGCCTTAGGACAACCGCTGTTGGCTTTCCAATCGCCTTCCCACAAACCCTTGGCAATCTGGAATCCACCAGAATCGCCTAACATAAAGGTGCCAGGTTCGCGATTACGAACCATGTCTTCACTCCAGTCTTGTTTGTTGAGATCTAAGTTAGCATGGCCGCCTGAGTACAAAGACCACTTATAGGGAAACAAACCCTTACCGCTGTTAAGCCAGTTGAGTTGTTCCATGTCTGTTAGCCCTTGCGGAAATCTTGCTGGATCAACATACTGCTCGTTTCTTTGTTTGCCTATAAATGTAGCATAAAACCCGCTAATAGCGGGTAAGAAAACTGCATAGTCTAGTTGTTTGGCTGTTAAATTATCTTGCGACATTGTCTTCTTCTTTACTGCACAAGGCTTTCATTATTTCAAACTTTTCATGGGTATCACGAAGTCCTGGATGCCGTTGCATCAGTTGTTCCAACTTTTGTTCTTCCTGCATCTTTTTTCTTGCCCATTCTAGGACTTCTATTGTGTCGTTGCTTAACGAAACACTTGGGCTAGAGCTCATAGTAAGCCAGGCATTGCCGTCGTATACTTCTGCGTTTTGTGTACTAGTATTGTATCTTACCATTCCAGCACTCTGAGATCCTGGGCTAATATACGGAGGACTAAAAGACCCGGTTACACTGACACCGGGTCCAGCCACAATATGTTTAATCATTTCTGTTGTGCAGGCAGTGTGTAGTTGTAAACTGCAACACCGCTGTCAACAGTAATCTGTGCGGCACCGTCGTCGCTAAATCTCATGAGCTTATCGCCGGGTAGACCTAAGATGCTCTTAACAACACTGATAGGCCAGTTCCATGCTTTAGTAACTGATCCACTAATACCGCTAACAAATACAAAGTTACCTGCGTGACTGCTACTGTCACCAAAATAAAACTTTAGGTCAGTACCTTCGGTTTTTGCAATGAATGTAGTTTCTTCGCTGTTAGCTTGACACTGATAAGCAAAACGCTGAATGCCTAGAACGCTAGGTTCAAACTCAACACCCCACTTGACGCCTTTGAACTTGACTGCCTTAACTTTTTCATTAACAACACCGGTGCCCATAAAACGGTAGTCGTTTTTAAAGTCGCCTGCCTTAGTTTCAAAATGAATGCCAGCAGGCTCGCTAACACCGTTATTAACTTGACGGTTAATTGTTAATTGTGCATCTTCTTGATAAACCGGAAGATTGAGAATTGTGTTTAGTTTGCTCAGGTTAGGCATACCAAACACGCCAACAAAGTCAGCAACAGGATTATGGAATACAGCATCTAAAATAACACTACGGTCTTCTGCAATTGCATTAATGGTAGTCTCTTTGTCTGTGCCTGTAATTTTAACTAGATCGATAACACCGAGATTATGTGTGTGTTGTACGATGTCTAATAGTGCGTCTTTCATAGATGTTCCTTATAGTAATAGTTGATATAATACAAGATTTATTTAGATTTTTCAACCGTGATGGTAAAATTATTCAAAGGTGAATAAACTATCAAAAGTAGTCTTGGTGTCGGTGTGTTCTGGAATACTCCAGTTGAGTACACCTAATAGGTTTTCGACTTTTTGGTCTACAATAGTAGTCTCCATTAGTCCGTCGTCAAATGGCAAGTCTTTAAACCACTGTGGAATGTGTGTTTCGTCTGTAGGATATCCCACGCTGGTATAGCCCAGAGGGTTCGGTTTTAACTTGCACACAATAGTTTTCATTCCGTCAACTATAGCCATACTATAGTTGTCGGCATTCATTCTCTTTAATGCATTCCAGTTTATAGCGGCTCTAACATGACCTGGCATATTTGCCCGGCCTTGCCTAGCTTCTGCTTCGCTGAATTTAGTTAAGTTGTTAACACGCTTGGGTGTACCTTTTTCCCAAGCAGGTCGTTCCTGGAATGCAATCTTAAATTCTCTTACTTGATCGTAGATATCTTCTTTGGGCGATCCTGTTAGTACCTTTAACAGTAAGTTACTTAAGAAGTCCTGTACAACCTTAGGTGTATCAGAACGCTTCAAGTCTAGTCCCATGGCCTTGACCTTGCCTGGCTTGCCGTCTTTATCAAGCCTTGCACCTTCGAGATCGTAGATAAGAACTGCATAACGCTTTTTCTTAATAAACAAACCTTTACTGGCCACAAGCTCTCGACCGCCTTTGATTAATGAACCCATGTATTGCGGACTATGGAATGCCCTCTCCATAAATGCAGGAAAGCTGGCGTTAACTTGATCAGCAATGCCATCGTAGACTTGCAAACAAATGTCCTTGTTCCATTCCATTTTTCCAGCGTCGACTTCTTTCTTGATGACCGGCCATGCGCTAAAATAAACAGAGTCGGTATCTCCGTATATGATTGCTTCGCCGACATGATCATATACGCCGGTGATGCACTCATTTACAAAGGCATCCATATGTCTAGCAATGACTCTACCTGTGAGGGTGGTGGATTGGCCGATTCGCTTATCAAAAAACCGACAGCCAGGATTAAGAATAGCGCCGTACAAACTGTTAAGGTTAATCTTTTTAACCAATTGACGCTTATCCCAGAACGCCTTGTCTTCTGGCGTAGTAGCTTCTTTTTTCTTAGCTTGGAGTTCTTTTCGTTCTGCATACCACCTCTCCAGTAGACCTGGAACAATGCCTTTAGCATCATATTTGAATATAGTACCGTTGGCGCTAATAATCCACGGTTGATTGCCCTCGAATATTAGCTTCCAAACATCAGCGGCACTCATGGTATCACTGCCGCCGCCTTCCCAGTCAATGGTAATTTCGGTCCCCGGTTCCATATTCATAATGCTTGTGTACTCTAAGGTACCAAACAGGTTTTCCCAAGCATCTGCAAAGGCAGCCCCAGCAGCCATCTTTTCTTTTATGTAGTGGTCGGTTCTCGTTGATCTAACTTGTCCGACGATTGTTTCTGGTGCCATGTTAAGGGCACGAATAGCCGAGGGATAGAGCGAGTTGATGTCAATTGCTCCGATGTATTCGTGCATGCCTCTTTTGGGATAAGCAACATAGGCACCTGCCGCTTGCGTGTCTTGGTCATCTGAACTACTCCTATTTTGAACTACTAAACCTTTTTGATGTGCTTCATTGATAATGGCCTGCTCGGTAACTGCAACTGCACCCATAGTAGTCGGTAGCAGTACTGTGTTATCGTGTGCAAGTTCATTAGCAAGATCGATAAATTTAAGTTTATTATCTAATTTGGCCAACAGTAATGTATCTTGTCTGTTGTAATCAATAAACTTTGGAAAGTCTTTGTTGTACAGTTGATCTAATGTGCCTTCGTACTGTATTTTTCTTTCGTCAAGTTCGTACTCGCCGATTGCATCGAGACTGTAACTGTGTCGTTCTTCGTAAGTGTATTTGCGATATAACTGCATATAGTCCATATGCACTCTACCAATTAGGTCAAATGTAATGTTTTCTGCACCGAATCGTTCAAAGGTTCTTTTCTTTGGAAATTGGTTCCAAAGGCAAAACCTACGAGTGTCATCCTTGCTCAATACCTGTGTTACACGCATGACCATGTAAGGGATATCGAATCCTTCTGAGTTCCAACCACTCAGGATGTCTGCATCGTCAATAAGATCAAGAAATGTTTTAAGCATCTCTTCTTCAGTGTCGAAAAGATAACAGTTATCAAATTGATCGCAGATATGCTGTGCAGTTTCCCAACTATAGCTTTTTGGTGGCATTACTAGTGTTACCAGTTTATCTAACCATTGTAGATAAACGCTGATGGCAGTAACTGCATTAAAAGGATCTTCGGGTCGACTAAATCCCTTAATAGGATCAAAGTCGACCTCAATATCAAAAAATGCAACATTAAGTTTGGGGGCATCTTTGCCCAGGTAATTTTCTTCCAAACAGCGGGAAATAGGTTTAATGTCTGATTCCCACAGCCGGGTCTTACTGTGCATTTTAAGTTCCTTAAAGTACTCCTTACCGCTTCGTGTGCTAAAGCGGCTTACAGGAGTACCATAAATGGATCTAAATTTACCTCGTGGGTCGTCGTAGTAGAAAATGTAGTTAGCTGGATACTCGCGATAAACACGCTCGCCATCTACACGCTCAACTACATAAATTCTATCTTCGTCTTTTGAGAAAAGTGCGTCAATGTAACTCAATTAATAATCATCCTTACCAGCCCAACACTATCAATGGTGGTTAACAAAATGTAGTTAGCAAGCATACCAAATGACTTCCGAGTGTAAGCAGCCCAAGCATACATAGAGCAACCGAGAATCCAAATAGGATACAACGCCAAAAGAGGGGGATTTGGGACGGTGACTGCCATAGTAATACTGCACCCAATACTAATAGCCCAAGCAAGCAACTCAATAGTAAAGCGGAACTTATTACTACGCCAATCATCTTTAATCCATGAAAATGTATTATAGATTAAGTTGATCAAAGTGTCTTGCCTACTGTTTCCAGAATAGTGTTTAGATCTTCGTGATCACGATTGGTTTCGCCTAGTTTGGCCTTGTGTGCAATTTTAATTGCCTTTTTAAGGATAGCTGGTTTGATTTCAAGTTCTTCGGCAATGGCTTTTACAGTATCGTTTAGGCCTTCGTTTAGAGTCTCGATTTCGTGCATGACCTGCATGCCTTCATTGATAATTTGTGTGAGTTTGATTTTTTGATCGCCGTTGAATGTACGCGGTGAGCTCATGTGATCTCCTTTGTTGATGTGTGCTATTGTATAACATGCTAGATGTTAAAGCAACTGTTTTGAAAAGAAAAATGCTCACTTAAGAGGTTCCGGTAGCGAATCGGATTACTCAAGGCAGCAGCCGCCTACACCACGGTAACGAGTACCGGTCCTAAGGTGTGTTCATTCCCAAGCGACCATTTTAAATCGCTCGTTGACTATTCCAAAGTATTTACACTTCCAAGCACTCTGTTCAAAGAAATCTAAATGATACCATTGATCTTTGTGTTGCAGTATCTGTCGTCCAGCATCATCCCAATCAATTGTTGCTAATTTGGCCTGTACTTGTAGTTTTCGAACTTGTATATCTTCGTAGTCAAACCCGTCATACTCCCAATGGAATACTTCAAATGCATTTCCGTCAGGGTCAACCCAGTCCATACTAAAGTCTAAACCCCATTTAGGTCTCAAGGCCAATAGTTTATGTACCAACGGGTTTTTCTGTGCCCATATTTCTAATTGTTCTCGAGCTTTGCCGGAATAACCTTTACGCTCAAAAAGTAAACTATGATTCAGCACAGCATAGCAGGTCTTTTCTTCTTGGATGAACCAAGGATACTTGAGTGCACGGCGATATCTGTGTGCTTCTGCATAACTTAAATTTGCATTGGCATAGTGTTGTTCTAAATCGGTTAGATCATATCCGTTTTGGTCGAATAGATCTAGATCTGCCGGAATGGGCATAAAAGTAATCTTGTCTATTGGCTTAGTCCAATAGCCGTTGGGATTCAAACGGTTTTCTGATAACTTTAGATCGTTCACGATTAGTTTGAGCTACGAATAAAAAATGCGTCCTCACAGTCACCGCACTGGCATTCGGTGCAGTCACAATCGTCGGTCATGCAACTGTGTCCGCAATGTGCGTAACACCTACAACTACAATGTTGAGCGGTGAATCGTTTGTATGACTCGTAGTCATCCATGTATGGTTCCATATTTAAACTCCAGGTTTGGGAGGTGTGGGTCTTTGTGTAGGAAATCGTGTGGCGCTGGGCCTAGTAGGATCATATTTGCCGTTGCAGGCAGGATTGATAAGATAAACTATGCGATCTTCGATGGCTTCTAGTTCTTTTTTAAGTTGTTCTTTGCTACCGCCATAAGCAGACACTGTAGTAATAGGAAAGAATCTTAGGGTAATGTCTTTGAGATCTTCGATACCATAACCAGCAGCCGCGAATTTTTGTGCAAAGGTACGCCAATTACGCATTTGTTTAGCACTAGTGCATTGATCCAATAACTTCTGAATGTGCTTGTTCCAACGCTCAGTGAAGTTGTCGGCTGCGGCAATACCGACATAAAAATATCCCCAGTCGGGGTGATGCCAAACATATATTCCGCTTTTACGAGTTTCAGGCGGACGGTCTCGTCGTATACGAATAGTTAGACCTGGTCTATTAGGTCGTTGTTGAACTAGTGCAAATATGTCATAGAAACTATATCTAACACTACGACCAAGACTAATTTCGTTTACTTTCATTATTTGTCTAATTCTATAACTTCAGCAGGAATAGGGCGATTAGGATCGTACTGCCCTCGATAGGTTTTAAATTTATTTGCTATAGTCTCAGCAACATCTCTACTCGGTATTCCCATTTTTACAATAGCAGAGCTTTGTCTTTCGACTGTGGCCAAGACTCTTTTTTGTGGACTATTTTGTGTATCTTGTTTTTGATAGTCATAATGAGGGTAGTCATTTGGAAGTATTCTTTCTAACGCATCCCATAAATCACCAGCTGCAAAGTTACTTCTCGGCGGAACAAAAGTTCCTAACACTCTTACAGCAAATCCTTTTTTTGGTTCTTGATCGTTACTAGGCGCAGCCGTTGTTGTATATTGACCCTCGGGATCTGTGTATTCATTGAGCCCTGCTAATTTCTTTATTCTTTGTAGTTCGTCGTTTTTCATATTGCTATTTCTAGTAACTGCTCTTCGGTCATCCAAGACTTTTGTTCTGTGGTCAAAGATTGTTTTTGTGCTACAGAAAATCTTTGTAAATCTTCAACAGTGAGAGAACGGATTTCGCTTTCTGAGAGCTGAGAAATTTCAAGAAGTGTTAGTATTTCAATATTATCCATTATTGATTCTTTCTATTTCCTATATAGTCGGGATACTGTTGACTGAACTTACGCATGATTATGCCAGCAACACTATTGGCTTCGTTTTCTTCTGGGCTACCGGTTTCGCCGCTTTCGTGATCAAGTTGATTATTGGTGCCTTGTTTGTAGTGTGTAAGTTCATGTGCCAGGGTGCGACAGATGTCAATAGGATGTCGGCCGCTGACGGCCAAAGTAATGTTTGAGCCATTGAACGATCCAAAACTAGGCTGGCCGTTATTGTCTAAATTTTTCTTAATGTGTATCTTAGGTAATTCTTTTATTTTGAGTTCTGACATAGCCACAGGTAAGAAATCTCTTAGTACAGCATGTACCTGTTTAAAGTTATTGATACTTTCGGCTAATACTCCTTCTGCTGTATCTTCCCGAGTCAAATGCCTTGCATCTCTCCCCCAACTCTTCCATGCTGCCTTGGCATCATCGGTTCGTATTGAGCTTGGCTGTACTGAGTTGCCCAGCATCTTGGCATAGGCATACATTGTTGACATTATGCCTTGTCGTTGATACTTTGGATCTACCTCTGTCCATTCACTTTCTAACCATGTATCCTTGGCAAACTGCCTTAGTTCACGCTTGTCGGAAGGCAGAGGAGTATACATCAATTCAGCATAGCCTATTTTTTTAGCACCGTCGTATGCATAAATCTTCAAACCACTGTTCCAATATTTGGCTCGATACAGGTATTTTCCAATCTGTTGTTCGTGATAAAATCCAGGATTAGCAATATCCATGTTAATTGCTTCGTCTACGCTTTCGTTTTTCTTACGACCGGCGCAATGAGCTCGCTGACTAAAGCCTTTGGGATTATTACAGTCAATGGAGCTTTTGTATTTTTTGCTCCATTTTTCTACGAGCTCACTGGCTCTCATTTTAGCGTAGCCTTTAACATCCAACCGTGTTTACGGTGTGCATCCATGCGTCCTGCAATGAAGTCACTGAACCCATGTTCACCAGCCGCTTCGCTTAGATCAAATACCATCTTAAATATCTTGACCATTTTTTCGTTATCTTCAGCTAGCTCTCGTAGCATTGCTCCGGCTTCTAGAATCTGTGTTTCGTCGTCAATCTTGCTTAACATATCAAAACGAGTATAGCTGCCAGGCATGTAAGTACCTAGGCTACGGATCTTTTCTGCAAAGTCGTCTATACTATCGTAGACTTCTTCGTAGATACCACCGAATAGATCGTGCAGTTGTTTAAAATTAATGCCTTCGACATTCCAGTGAAACTGGTGTGCTTTAAGGTAAAAACTAAATTCACTGGCAAAAGCAATTTTTGCTGCCTTTTGTAATTCATCCATTATTGCTTACTCCACATTCTTCCAACGCTTTTCGTTTTTACACCAGTAGCGTCCTTCAACTTGTTTAACCGGCTCTTCAACGCCTTTTTGCTTGACAGCCTGGGCTGGTCCTCCGCTCTGTGCCTTGCGTTGATAAGCAGGTATATTTACAGGATTTTTAGGATCTAGATCTTTAAGACGATCTTCAATTCCTTCGTCCATTGGGTCTTGTAGCTTATCGTAATTCCTATGATAGAACTCTTTGGCGTACTTAAGATCATCAAAACCTTCGCTGCCTTGGCCAGGAATACGCATACCGCGATAATCTAAGACTTCATAACGCACAGCCTTAGAACCATCTGGTCTCATTTTGCTGTATTTACGAATACGAGGTTTGCCTTCTTTGTTGTTTTCTGAAAGTCCTTGCCTAGCTAGATCATGCAGTGCTTCGTATTCCTTTTTTAGTCGTTCCCACTCTTTGGTGTCGTTGCGCTTGCTGGCATCCATCATTTTTTTATGTAGCTCGTCAATTTGCTTAATAAAGTCGTCGTGCTTCATTGTTTCGTTAATCTTAGGCTCTGTGGCCTGTGCTTTAGATGCATCTTTTTGTGCATCTTGTCTTGCATCTAGTTTATTGAACGCACGATTGAAGCCACCTATACTCTTACTGCGTTTTGGATCACTGCGTCTAGTAGGATCCATCTTGTGCTTCATAGCATCTTGGTGTACCTTGGTAAGATAGTTAATCAACATTTCGT